CCATGGCAAGAGCATCCTGGCCAGCCAGCACTTCCCCGCATGGCACCTTGGCCAGTACCCGACGCATGAAGTGATTGCGGCGAGCTACAACATCTCGCTCCCCGTCGGTTTCTCACGCCGAATCCGGGAAACTGTGCGCGACCCGGCCTACACGGCGCTGTTCCCCATGTGCAAGCTCTCCGACGAGTCCCAGGCGGTTGAGGCGTGGCGCACGACTGAGGGCGGTGGTTACTGCGCAGCCGGGGTCGGAACTGGTATCACGGGCAAGGGGGCTCACTGTGTAGTACCCTACAACACAATCAACACCACGCATGGTATTATACCCATAGACCTTATCAAGCCAGGGAGCTTCGTCTATGGGTACGACCACACCACAGGGAAAGTTGTTGAAACAAGGGTCCGCGCCATCAGCGTCAGCCGCACCCACGAACGCATCGTCCAGCGCGGGAGCCTCGCTGTCACCGCCAGCCACCGGGTCTTCGTCCCAGAGGTCGGATACGTCGAAGCTGGGGCCGCGCAAGATATGTCCGGGTTGTGGTGGAAGGAAGGCGCAGCATTCGATCCTGTGCCTTACCTGTCACAAGGCTGGTGCGCCCGCGCCGGTCAAGCTGCGGTGCACCTCGTGCGGCGGGCCATTCACGCGCTCCGCAGCCGAGGCAGCGAAGCAGGAGTTCAGGAACGCCGGGGCCAACACGTTTTGCAGCCGGGCTTGCTACAACGAGTGGCGGGAAGTGGAGCGGCCAGGGCGCAAGGATCGGGGTTTCTGTGTGACGTGCAACAAGCCCTTGGAGGGTGGGGACCAGAAGAAGTATTGCTCACCCGTGTGCTATCAAGCGCGGCGTATCGAGGGCGGCAGGCAGCACGAATACTCGGGCAAGTTCTTGGCTTTGCGCGGCTGGATTGCGCAACGGGACGATCGGATTTGTCAGTGCTGTGGGAAGAAATCGGCGCGGATGGCGGTGCATCACATCGACCACAACGAGGGGAACCACGACCCGTTCAACCTCGTGCTGCTGTGTCAGAAGTGTCATGTCTGGTATCACAATCTCCTGGAGACTTCGCGCGCCGCCTTGGCCGCGGCCTTCAAGGGTCGGGTCGTCTCGTCGTCGACATCCAAACTGACACAGGGAATTTCTTCGCCGAGAACCAGTTGATTCACAACTGCCTGATAGTCGACGACCCGATCAAGGACCAGGAGGCCGCGGACAGCCAGGTGGTGCGCGATAGCACCTGGGAGTGGTACCTGTCGACCGCGTATACGCGCGTGGCCCCAGGCGGCGGGATTCTCGTGATTCAGACCCGTTGGCACGACGATGATTTCTCAGGTCGCATCATCGCCGCGATGGAATCTGGAGACGGCGAGAAGTTCGAGATCGTGAGCTACCCGGCGATCAACGAGGGCTACACCGAGGCGATCAGCGCCAGCGACGAGATCATCAAGGTCATGCCCGGCGAGGAGGTGCCTGCGGGGGCGCGTGTGACGCGCCAGCCCGGCGAGGCACTGCACCCGGCCCGGTACGCCCTGGACGCGCTGCTGCGCATCAAGAACAACTTCATTGCTGCGGGGCTACGGCGCATGTGGTCGGCGCTGTACCAGCAGAACCCGGTGCCCGACGAGGGGGCTTTCTTCACCAAGGACATGTTGAAGTACAGCCCGAACCCGCCGCCCAGGGAGACCATGACGCTGTTCCAGGCGTGGGACTTCTCGATCACTGAGAAAGAGACGAGCGACTGGATCGTGGGTACCTGCTGGGGCCTGGATGCCAACGACCACGCGCACGAGCTCGACATGGTGCGCTTCAAGGTCGATGAGGACGCGTTCATCATGGCCGATCAGATCCTGGACTTCTTCGTGAAATGGTCCCCCTACAAGGTGGGCGTCGAGGATGGGCAGATCTGGAAGTCGATTTCAGCGGTGGTCATACGCGAGGCGAAAACGCGCCGGGTTGCGTTCAACTACGAGCCGCTGAAGCCGTTTTCCGACAAGCTGGTGCGCGCTGGCCCGCTGCGTGGGCGTATGCAGATGGGCAAGGTGTGGCTCAAGGCGAACACCCCATGGCGCGAGGATGCGGACAAGGAGCTGCTGCGCTTCCCAAGCGGCGTGCACGACGACATCGTCGATGCCTACGCGTGGGTCACGCGCCTCATGCTCGAACACGCGCCGCCGCAGTCCGAGCCGATTCGCAAGAAAAACGAGAAAAGCTGGAAGGAAAAGCTCAAAAACTTCGGTCGGGGCACAGGATTGAGTCACATGGCGGCTTAACGTATGATCTGACTCCGTCGGAGTACGACATTACCTCTTGGGAGAGAAATATGAGCTGTCATCACTGCATGGAAGCGGAAATGCCTGGTTTTTTGAAGGAAGTGCCTGCGTTGCCGAGTATCGACGCAACGCTCGCCGAACGCGGCACCCGGTACGGGAAGTTCACGGAGCACGCACGCATCACGCAGAACATCAAGGACGCCATGAAGGACAGCCCGAACTGGGCAACGCTGGCGCCTGACATGAAGGAATGCTTGGAGATGGCCGCGCACAAGTTCGGTCGGATTTTGAACGGCGACCCGGAGTATCACGATTCGTGGCACGACATCGTGGGGTACACGAAACTCGTTGCTGACCGCCTTGAGGGCAAGGTGGTCTGAAAGGCTGCATATGGCATCAATCAATGCTCCGATGGAACAGACTGGCGCCTATAGCCACGACAAGGCTTATGAGCAGTGGCTGCGCTACTGCTACATGCGCGACGCCGACCACAGTGAGTTCATTCGCAAGGCGGACCAGTGCCAGAACTACCTCCGGGGCAACCAGTGGACTGAGGAAGACCTCGCCAAGCTCAAGCAGGTTCGCCGCCCAGCCCTGACCATCAACAAGATCCTGCCCACCATGGCGACGCTCATGGGGCAACAGATCAAGACCCGCGCGGAAGTGAATTTCCAGCCCAAGGCCGGCATGAACTCGGACATGGGCGACGTGATGAACCAGGTCTGGATGCACATCGCGCAGAACAACCAGCTGCCTTGGGTGCGCTCCGAGGTGTTCCAGGCCGGCGCGGTCACCTCACGTGGTTTCTACGACGTGCGCTTGAACTTCGAACGCAACGTGTTCGGTGAAGTTGAGATCCTCAAGCTCAACAGCAAGAACGTCTTGGTCGACCCCGACGCCACGAGCTACGACCCGTGGCACTGGCGCGACGTGATTCACAGCAAGTGGGTGAGTCTCGTCGAGATCCGCGGCACCTACGGCGACGCCGTGGCCGACGACTTGAAGGGCCGGGAGAACTCGGTCTGGAAGTACGGCGGGGACTCACTCACCATGCTGCGTGACCGCTTCAGCGAGCAGGCATACGACGTGCGTGAGTGGGACACCTACGTGGCCTACGAGCAGCGCGCTCGGTTCCGGGTGATCGACCGGCAGTTCAAGGACATCACCCGGCAGGAGTTCTTCGTCGACATGGCCACCGGCTCCATGCGCGCGGTACCGCCCAACTGGAGCCGCGAGCGCGTCGCGCACGTGGTGCAGATGAAGGGCTGGCAAGTCATCAAACGCCGCGCCCCGGTGTGGAAATGGCGGGTGACGATTGAGGACAAGGTCGTGCAGGACAGCGTGAGCCCCTATGAAGGGCCGACAATCGTGCCGTTCTTCCCTTATTTCGACGAAGGTCACACCCTCGGACTCGTTGAGGGCTTGCTCGGGCCGCAGGACTTGCTCAACAAGACCACGAGCCAGGAGCTGCACGTCATCAACACCACGGCCAACAGCGGCTGGAAGGTGAAGACAGGTGGCTTGCGCAACATGACCATCGATGAGCTTGAAGAGCGCGGTGCGGAGACCGGCCTCGTGCTCGAAGTCGACAGCGTCGATGACGCCGAGAAGATTCAGCCCAACCAGATCCCACAGGGCCTCGACCGGCTCTCCTACAAGGCCGAGGAGTACATCAAGGCCATCAGCAACGTCTCGGACAGCATGCAGGGCCAGGATCGCGCCGACGTGGCGGCTAAGGCCATCATCACGAAGGCGAACCAGGCCGGCACGAACTTTACCTCGATCTTCGACAACCTCGAGCGCAGTGACTGGCTCCTGGCGCGGCAGGTGCTGTCCACCGTGCAGCGCTTCTACACGGACACCCGCACCCTGCGCATCGTCACGGACCCGACGAAAAACGAGACCCAGGACATTCAGATCAACCAGTACCAGGCTGAGATCGACGAGATCACCAACGACCTCACCGTGGGCGAGTACACCCTCACCGTGACCAGCGTGCCGCACCAGGCCACCCTGGAAGACGCGCAATTCGAGCAGGCCGCGCGGCTCAAGGAGCTGGGCGTGCAGCTCCCCGACGAGATTCTCATCAAGAACAGCCGGCTGCAGAACAAGAACGACATCCTCAAGACCATGGCGAACCAGGCCCAGAGCCCCGAGGCGCAGGTGGGCCAGGAGCTTCAGCAGCGCGCCCAGGCCGCCACGGTGGCGGATCTGGAGGGCAAGGCCGCCAAGCAGTCGGCCGACGCCCGCCTGGCCGACGCCAAGGCCCAGCAGATCCAGAAAGAGGCCAACGAGCCCCCGCCCGACCACGCGCTCGAAGCCGGGCTCGAGCACGAGCGCGAGCACCGCAAGATTGGTCTCGAAGACCACCGCGCACGCCAGGAGATGATGCTCAAGGACAGCCGTGAACGCCAGAAGAACGCTGACAACGCGGCGATTCAGATGGCCGGCGTGCAGCAGGCCGCCCAAGCGCCCGATGGAGACAACGATGGCCAGTAAATGCGGTGAGTTCGTCATGCGAATGTTCCATGCGCGCACCACGGCGCATGTCCAGCACCTGCTTACCCGGTCCTATGCCCAGCACAAGGCGCTCAACGAGTTCTATGACGGGATCGTGGACCTCGCAGACACCTTCGCCGAGGCCTACCAGGGCCGCTACGGGCTCATTGAGGGCCTGGATGGGCCATACCGCTTCGAGGCGGACCCACAGGTCGCTGTGCGCGTCCTACGGGGCTGGATTGACAAGAATCGCGGCGAAGTGACTGACGACCGCGAGCTGCAGAACATCGTCGACGAGGTTCTGCAGTTGTGTGACAGCACGCTCTACAAGTTGAAGTTCCTCGCATAACCCAAGGAGAGAAAGACATGTTTATCAAGCGCCCCCCGCTGCTCGACGACAACACCGACGGTGGCACGATCGACCGCGGCGATTCCCTCGAAAACGCCGGCCCTGGTGGTGACACCGCCGTCGCCACTGAGGTCGAGGTCGATAAGGAGCTAGGTATCGACAAGGCCGCGCCGGAAAAGAAGCCGGCCGAGGAAGTCGAGGACAAGGAGCAGCCGCGCGACAAGAACGGCAAGTTCATCCCGAAGTCCCGCTTCGACGAAGCGGTGCAAAAGGAGCGCGCCGGGCGCAAGGCGGCCGAGGAAAAGCTGGCCAAGTACGCCGAGCAGGAGCAGCGCGCGGCCGAGAGCAATGTCGAGGCGGAGCTGCGCGGCAATGTCGAAAAGCTGCGCAAGGACCGCGACGCCGCCGTCGAGGATGGGGATCTGGCCCTGGTGCGCAAGCTCGACAAGCAGATTGACGACGGCCGCGACCAGCTTGCGGACTACCGCGCCGAGCGCAAGGCCCAGCGCGCCACGGCCGAGGCCATTGCCGCCATGGAGTACAAGACCACCTTGGAGCGCCTCGAAGAAAAACACCCCCAGCTCAATCAGGATGCCGAGGAATACGACGAGGAAAAGGTGGGCGAGGTGCTCGACCTGTTGAATTCGTTCAAGGCCGCAGGGCAGGCGCCGGCCGCCGCCCTGGCCAAGGCGGTCAAGTACGTCATGGGCAGCGCCCCGGCACCCAAGGCTAAGCCCGCTGAGTCCCTGCGGGACGCGGGTGAGGTCGAGACACCCCCGGCCAAGGAAGACAAGGCTGAAGCGCGCAAGAAAGCGGCCCTGGCAGCGGCTGTAGACGCACAGAACAAGCAGCCTGCGTCGCTGGCCAAAGTGGGCGCGGACAGCACGGGCGTAGACAAGATCGACATCAACAAGATTAGCGAGAAGGAATTCGCGAAATTGAGCGAGGAAGAGCTCGCGAAACTGCGTGGGGACACACTGTAGTTGACAATCTGAGTCAGTCGCAGTTAGATTGCGGTTGTTCATCGCTCCCAAGAGAACCGGCCTGATCCCACGTTACGGGATCACCCCCGACGCCACACGGACAAGTGGCTAGCGGCAACACCGCAAGTCAGAGCGACACCTGACAAACAGGAGGCGCAACGCGCCATGTCATAGCTCTGTTTGCGAGGTCTCAAATGTCTCTAACCAATTTTGCCCGGCTCACGTCGAACCAGAAGACCGCATGGTCCAAGGACATGTGGCGCCAGGCTCGCAATTTGTCGTTCCTCAATAAGTTCGTGGGTGAGTCCGAAAACTCGCTCATTCAGCGCGTCACCGAGCTCAAAAAGAGCGAAAAGGGCACCCGCGCGGTCATTACCCTCGTAGCGGATCTGGAAGGCGACGGTATCGCCGGGGATCGCACGCTGGAAGGCAATGAAGAAGCAATGAAGGCCTTCGACCAAGTGATTCGCATCGACCAGCTGCGTCATGCGAACCGGGCCGAAGGTCGCATCGCTGACCAGCGCTCGGTGGTTCGTTTCCGCGAAAACTCGCGCAACGTCCTGTCGTACTGGATCTCCGACCGCCTCGACCAGCTGGCATTCCTGACCCTCTCGGGCATGAACTACAGTCTGAAGAACAACGGCGCCCCGCGTATTGGCTCGGACTTGCAGAATTTGGAGTTCTCTGCCGACGTCAGCGGCCCGACCAGCGCGCGTACCGTGCGTTGGAACAACCAGACCAACCAGCAAGTGATCGTGACGGGCGCCGGTTCGAGCGCGATTCAGGCCCTGGACACTCCGACCTGGCAGATGCTGGTCCAGCTCAAGGCCTACGCCAAGGAACAGTACATCCGTGGTATCCGCGACGGCAACGGCGAGGAAACCTACCACGTGTTCATGACCCCGACGGCCATGGCCAGGCTCAAGATGGACAACAACTACATGCTGAACGTGCGGCATGCGGTCGAGCGCGGCAAGGGTAACGACCTGTTCACCGGCACCTCGGTCAAGGTCGACGGCCTGTACATCCACGAGTTCCGCCACGTGCCGCATACCTCGGGCGCGGCTTCGGGCAGCAAGTGGGGCGCGGGCGGTTTGGTCGACGGCTCTGTGGTGCTGTTCTGTGGCGCGCAGGCTTTGGGCTTCGCCGACATCGGCGATGCGGAGTGGGACGAGAAAGAATTCGACTACAACAACCAGCCCGCGATCTCCACCGGCAAGATTTTCGGGTTCTTGAAGCCCAAGTTCTACAGCCAGTATTCGGGCGGCACCGTGCAGGACTTCGGCGTCATCACCTGCTACTGCTCGGACAATTGATAGGAGCCCACCATGTCCAATATCGCTACTTCCGGTCGTCAGAGCACTCTGTTCTTCGAACAGGTGCTCGACTACACCGACCTCACCACGGCGGGCGTCGCACTCATCAACGCGCGTCCCATCGAACTGCCGCCCGGCGCCATCCCGTTGCGGGGCTCGATGATTACCGAGACCAACGTGACGGGCGGGGGCTTGACCGCCATCACGCTCGCCATCGGCAGCATCTTGAACCCATCCTCAGCCACGCCGACGGTCAACGCCACGAAGTATCTAGCCGCGACCAGCGTCTTCTCTGGCGCCGGTACTGTCACGCCGCTGACCATCACGCAGGTCATGAATAGTGCCCAGGAACTCATCACGTTCGCGGTCGTGTTGACGGGCGGCACGGCGCCGACGGCAGGCCAAGTACGGGTCCTTTTTGAGTACATCATCAGTGGCCGCGCGACGGAAGTCGCGCCGTCGAATGTGGTCTGACCGATCTCCTTGTAGGTACCCTTCGGCGCCCCCTGTACCCAGGGGGTGCCTTTTTTCAAAGCGAAACGGGAGCCCCAAATGCCGCAGTTTGTCCTCAACCGTGATCACTTCTTGTCGACGACCCTCGGGCACGTCATCAAAATCAAGAAGGGTGAGCCGTTCTATGCCGCGCCAGCGATAGTACCAATCGTGCACGGCCTAGGCGCCGAACAGGTGCCCGAGGAGGGCTATACAGACCCCGAGCAAATGGCTGCGGAGGTCGCTAAGGCCGCCCAGGCTGAGCGCGCACGCATCGAAAGTGATGCGAAATACCGCACCGACAAGATCAACGCGGCGTTCGATGAGATCCTTAAGGGCAGCTCCCGTGATGCGTTCGACGCAGGTGGTCGCCCCCACGCGAAGACTGTGAGTGAGCTGATCGGTTTCAAGATCACGGCCGCTGAGCGAGACATCGCTTGGGCCGACTACCAAAAGGCCTGATAACCCATGACGCCGGCCGACCTCATTGCGCGGTTCCGAGGGCGTGCCGACGATCTGTCGACGCCCCAGCTGTGGTCCGACGATGACCTGTTGGACTACATGGAACAGGCACAGAACGAATTCGCCCAGTTCACGGGCGGTTTCGCTGACGCCGTGTCGCCGCGCTTCTGCCAGCTCAACATCGCGATCGGGCAGAAAACCGCCGCGCTCGACCCGCTGGTGCTCAATGTGGCGAAGGCCTGGAACTACCAGGGCAAAGAGCTCGGGCTGGACAATGCGCGCGAAGAGTATGACCCGCTGAGCATCAACTCGACGGGCAACCTCGAGAAACTGCTCGTCGGCGCGACTGACGGGCTGCTGCACATGTTCCGCCCGCCTGCGGTTGCGGATGTCGTGCGCATGCTCGTGTACCGCATGCCGGAGCCCCTCACTGGCGACGACGCGGTCGACGAGATCCAGATCCAGGCGCAGTTCCACCTGGGGCTGCTCGACGGCATGTTCCAGCGCGCGTACCTCAAGCACGACACCCAGACCTATGACCCGGCCGCGGCCAAGCGTCATGGCGAGGCGTTCGACGAGCACATGAAGTTCGCCAAGCGGATCATCGACCGTCAACGCCACAAGCCGCGCACCGTGGCGTACGGAGGCCTGTGATGAAGCCGCTCAAGCTCAACCTCTCGGTGTACCAAGGCAAGACCTTCACGCAGGTGGTGCGCTGGGGCCAGGCCGGGCGCACGTGGAAGCCGATCACCTCAGTGACCGCTGCCGCGCCGGCTGTGCTGACTGTGGCGAACCATGGGCTCACCGTTGGATGGCCGTTCTATATCGACGGTGCCAAGGGCGGCAGCGGCATCGCTGCGCTCAACAGCGTGAACCACGGCGTCTACAGCGCGGTGGTGCCCACGACCAGCACCGTCGAGCTCAACGACGTCAATGGGCTGGGCCTGGGCGCACTCACGGCCGGATCGATTTACTACCACCCGCCTGTGGACCTGACCGGGTTCACGGCGAAGTTGCAGGTGCGCGCCGCCACGACCGACGCGACCCCGCTGGTGGACCTCAACACGAGTAATGGCGGCGTCTTGCTCGACCTCAGCGCGCACACGATCACGATCGTGATGACTGCGGTGCAGACGGCCGCATTCGCATGGGCCTCGGGCAGCTATGACTTGGAACTCCTCGACGCGTCGGGGACTGTGTATCCGGTGGCGACGGGCGCTGTATCCGTCACTCCGAGTTGGATCGAATAACTTTTCAGGAGTGAGCCATGGCCGCATTCAACAAGTTCAACACCACCGTCGACGCTCTGTGGGGCGGCACGCACGTCATCGGCACGAGCGTGTACAAGCTCATGCTGACCAACTCCCCGCCCGCTGCGACGAACACTATTCTGTCGCAAATCACGGAAATCACGCCGGCCTCGGGCTACGCCGCGGGCGGCCCGACCGTGACGCTGACCAAGGCGAACTCGACTGGTACCGAGACCATTTCCGCTTCGGCAAACGCGGTCGTGACCGCCGCCGCCACGATCGGCCCGTTCCGCTACGCCGTGCTCTACAACTCGTCGGCCCCGACCATATCGGGCTGCCTCGTCGGGTGGTGGGACTACGGCTCGGCAGTCACGTTGAACTCGGGTGACACGTTCACCTGGGCACCGACGGGCCTCGCTGTTTGCACCACGGTCTGATAGCGACGGAGTACGATAATGAGCCTGGTTCTTGGTGACGTCGTCAAGTGCCTCCCCCCGTTCGATGCGGCGATGCCGAATACGTACTCGGTCATCTCTGTCGATGAGCTGGGGGTAGTCACGCTTGTGCGCGACGACGGCAACGCGACGCAGTTCGATCAAGCGCTTCTCGAGAAGGTGTCGCCATGACAATTAGCACTCTCGACGGCGCGCTTGCCGGCATGCAGCCGCCGCAGCCGTTCGCCAAGGTGGCCACGCCCACCCTGGTCGTTGGTAAGCCGCAGTCCCTGTGGGGCCTGGCCGGGTTCCCCGGCGCGGGCACGTACACCGCTTCAGCCACGCCCAACGGCGCGAACCTCGTGTCTCCGACTGCCGGGCAGCTCCCGCATACGGACCCAGGTACCGGCAACGCCTATCTGGCGCGCCTTGCGGCCACGGTGTCGCAGCCCGGTGTGCTGCTCTTGTGTGACCGGCTCTGGCAGAACGGCATCGCCGCGACCGTGACTACGCAGGCAATCACGCAACCAACCCTGCCAGCACGCGACAACGCGGCGAGCACGAATGGCGACGGCGTTCTGATCGCATGCGAAGTCGCAGTTGCCACGTCGACCAACGCGCCGACGATGACGCTGACCTACACCAACTCGGCCGGTACCGCTTCACACACCTCAGCGAACATCGACGCGACCGCAGCGACGGCCAGCGTCGGGTCGTTCTTCCGACTTGGCTTGCAGGCAAGCGACACCGGGGTGCGCAGCGTGACGAACTTCGCGCTGTCCGCGACATGGACGGCCGGCACGATCAACCTCGTGGCGTACCGCGTCCTGGCGCAGCTTGAGATCACGACGGCGCAGATCGGCAACTCGATCGACGCACTCACTGCCGGGTTCCCACGCCTCCCAAACGGCGCGGTGCCTTTCCTCGTGTTCATCCCAACGGCGACCACCGCCGCGACTGTCACTGGCCAGTACATCGAAACGCAGGGGTGATCCATGGCCCTAGCGTTTGACCTGTTCGCGGACGTAAGCGGAACAAGTCTCCAGAACCACACCTC